ATTAACGGATGGGTGCAGACAAGTGCTGTTGGTGGTAGCAGTGCCGCCGAGCTGGCTGGAACTGCGCAAAGCACGACCACGGCTACCGGATCACTGACGACCGCCATCCAGATAACCGGCGCCGCTGCATCAGTTTCGACCGCCACCGGATCGCTGACGACCGCTATCCCACTGTCCGGTAGTGCAGCATCCGTCTCCGTGGCCGATGGCCTGTTGACAACGCAGATTCGTCTGTCCGGCGATGCCATCATGCAAGCGCTGGCTACCGGATCACTTGACGCCAGCTCCGCGTCTCTCGCTGCCGATGGATCATCAACCGTGACGGCCACCGGCCAGCTGACCACCGAAATTCGGCTATCCGGTGCCGCGATCATGGAGGCGCTTGCGACGGCAGGATTGACGACGAGCCCGCTCGGCCTATCCGCCGACGCGATAGCGTCCGCCAGCGCATCGGCAAATTTGACGACCGGGATACCGCTACTGGCCGATGCCTCAGCCATCGCAATCGGCAGCGCTGGTCTCACAACCGGAATCCAGTTATCGGCAGCCGCCGCATCAGTGTCAAACGCGACAGGCGATCTGACTGTCACGATTTCGCCTGGAATGTCAGCCGCGGCTTTCGCACAAGCGATCGCATCCGGAACGCTGTCGACGCAGATCCAGCTTTCTGCGGCCGCGACGATGCAGGCGCTTGCCACGGCGTCTCTGGTTTCTGCCTGGCTGGTCGATTCGCAGCTGCAGCGATCGCTGTTTTTCCGGCGCAGGGCCAACCAGTACTTTTTCCGCAGATCCTGATGTCGTCTCATTTTTTCCGTAGAAATGAGACAAGCGCGCCCGTAATGTAGGTACATGAAACTCATAGACTGTCTTTCTGCGCCGTGGGCAATTCAACCGGCGGCCTTGCTTGACATCCAGCGCATCGTTGCTTGCCACATGGCAGGCGAACAGATCGACATCGGCGCCGTAGAGGCTCGCATTGGCCGTCCGCTGTCCAATACCCGGCAGGTAACGCTCAGAGGCAGCACCGCACTTATTCCGGTAACGGGTCCAATTTTCCGCTACGCGAACATGATGACCGATATCTCCGGGGCCACGTCGCTCCAGGTGCTCGCGACTGATTTTGCATCGGCTCGAGACAATCCGTCTGTCGAGAATATTGTGCTCGTGATGGATACGCCTGGCGGCCAAGCCAGCGGCATCGGCGAGCTGGCGCAGATGATCCGCGAATCCGATACGCCGGTCACGGCGTACATTGACAATGCCGCGTCAAGCGCCGGCTACTGGCTCGCTGCGGCCGCGCATCGGATCGTGATGGCGAAATCGGCCACGGTCGGCAGCATCGGCGCCGTGATATCGATCGACACGACAAAACGTGGGGATCATGTCGAGATCGTCAGCAGCCAATCGCCGAACAAGCGCGTCGACGCGACCACTGACGCCGGGCGATCTGAGCTGCAATCGCTGATCGATGGCCTGGCGCAGGTATTCATCGACGATGTCGCAACCTACCGAGCCACGTCGCCGGCCAACGTGATCGAGAACTACGGCCGTGGTGGCGTTGTGCTCGCCGCGGAAGCCAAAGCCCGCGGCATGGTAGACGAGATCGGAACGCTGGAAGGGCTGCTTGCCAAGCTGGACGGAACAGCCACCAATCAACCATCAGGAGCAACTCGCATGAACCAAAAAACCGCCGCCGTCGAGGCGCAGGAACCCGCCGCACAAATCACCATCGACTCGCTTCGCGCATCGTACCCGCAGCTGGTCGCCGACCTGATCGCCGAAGGGGCGAAAGCCGAGCGCGACCGGATCGCGTCCGTCGAGGCGCAATTGCTCCCCGGGCATGAAGCGCTGATCGCCAGTCTCAAAGCTGATGGCATCAGCACGGGCGGCGATGCCGCCATCCAGATTCTGGCCGCGGAAAAGGCGCGACGGACAGCGCATGCGCAAAGCCTTTATGCCGACGCGCCGAAGCCAGTACCGCATGCAGCCGCCCCGGCAACTGAGGGCGCCGCCGCAACGCCTGACGAAAATCTGCCGATCGAAACGCGCTGCGCGCAACAGTGGGAATCGAACGCAGGTTTGCGCGACGAATTCGCGACGCTTGACGCTTTCATCGCTTACGAACGGGCGACCGCCAAGGGTCTTGCCAAGACCTTCCGCAAGTAGTCGCCGGTAAGCGCCAGGCCACAGACAACCAACTCTCCACAATCGCACACAGGACAAGACCATGACCACGCTCGCTGCCGCAAAATCCCGCAAATATCAACTCGCCGAATTCGTTGACATCCCCGCTGTCGCCACGGACATAATTTACGAGGGCGCCGCCGTTGGCGACTCGTCCGGCACCGCTCGCCCGCTGGTGGCTGGCGATGCGTTTCTTGGTTTCTGCGACCGGACCGCCGACAACTCGGCTGGCGCCGCTGGCGCAATCAATGTCCGCTGCAAGCAACGCGGTAAAATCGAGATCCCGGTGACGGGTGCAGCAAGTACCGATGATATCGGCGCAACGGTTTATGCCTCCGACGACGACACGTTCACGCTCACCGCAGGATCCAATACGGCTATCGGCAAGGTCGACTCATGGGTGACGAGTACCACCTGCGTCGTGTATTTCGAAGCACTCGCCGTGCGCTCGATTTGATCGTCAGTCAACGAATTCAGCAATCCACTAAAGGACAAAACACATGGGCGCTCAATCCCTTTCAAGCCGGGCCATCATCGGCGAGTTTTACGCGACACTGGAGCAGGACATCGGCAACACGTGGGTGCCGTCGATCACCAACATGTTCGACTCGAATCAGGAGTCGGAGACCTACAAATGGCTCGGCCAGGCGCCGCAAATGCGCGAATGGGTCGGTGGCCGGCAGGCGAAAGGTTTCTCGGAGAACGGCATCACGATCGTCAACAAGACCTTCGAAGCCACCCTCGAAGTGCTGGTGGACGAAATCCGGCGCGACAAGACCGGCCAAGTCATGGTCCGTGTCCGCGAACTCGCACAGCGCACGAACGGTCATTGGGCCAAGCTGCTGTCCTCGCTGATCATCGCCGGCGAAAGCGCGCTCTGCTACGACGGCCAGTATTTCTTCGACACCGACCACAGCGAAGGCGATTCAGGCTCGCAGAGCAACGACATTTCCAACGACATCACCACTACCACCGCCCCGACCGCCGGCGAGATGGAGACATCGATCCTCAAAGCTATTCAGGCAATCCTTAGCTTCAAGGACAACGAGGGCGAGCCTCTGAACGAGAACGCCCGCGAATTCCTCTGCATGGTGCCGGTCCCGTACATGAGCGCGGCGGCGGCGGCGCTCGGCTCCAGCGTGATCGCCGACGCAGCGTCCACGGGTGGCCGCACGAACAACATCATCACGCTCGGCAGCATCGGCGGTTTCATGGTCCGACTGGCGATCAACCCGCGGCTGACCTGGACGACCAAATTTGCCGTTTTCCGGACGGATGCGCAGACGCAGTCGCTGATTCGCCAGGAAGAGGAAGGTGTAACGGTGCAGGCCATCGCCGAAGGGTCCGAACTGGAATTCGAACAGAACCGCCACCGCTACGGCGTCAAAGCCATCCGCAATGTGGGCTATGGCTACTGGCAGCGGGCCTGCCTGGTGACGCATACCTGATCGTCTCCGGATGCCCGCTTTCGATTCCGCCGACATGGCCGCGTTTTTCGATCCAGACATGCCGGGCTATGCCCTTGCAGAGGTCAAAGGCGCATCTGTCAGCGGAATTCTCCGGCAGCCGCGCGCCGACGCCTTCGGCATCGTTGAAGGCAATGCGTTTTCCTTCGTCGGGCTCGAAACGGACCTATCCGAGATCCGGGAGGGTGACATCTCGGTGATCGCCAACCGTGAATTCACCATCGGATCCGTCCGCCGCGAATATCCCGGCATGATTACCCTGTCGCTGATGCTATGAGTCACGCGGCAAGCCTCATTCTGGCCGAAGTCGCCAAGCGCCTGGCAGACATCCATCCGGTCTATGTTTCGCCGCCGCCGACGATTCCCGTCGACGCGCTGCCGGCTATCTTTCTCGAGGATATCAGCGACGAGGTCGTCGAATCGCTCGACTTTGGCGGGCCATTGCAGGAACGCCGCGCGCTGCGTTTCGCCGTTTTCGGCTGCATCGCCAGTACGGCCGCTTTGCTGATGATTGCCGACGCTGGCGACCTCTGCGCCGGTATCGAGGCCATGCTGCTCGCCAACGAAGACGCGCGCACCCTTGGCGGCCTGTGCCGGCCAGGACTGAACCGTTTGGCCACAACGTACCGCAACGACTCGGAATCGCTACAGCGCCCGGTCGGCGGCTGGTCGCTGCAGTTCGAATGCCAGTATCACTCCAACACCGGCACGCCGGTATGACCAAGGACACATCATCATGACCATGCAAGCCTACCGCGGCAAAGGCAAAGTTTTTGCCGGCCTTTTCTCGTCTGGCGCGACGCTTCCGGCGCGCGCCCTGTTTCCGATCGGCAATGCCAGCGACTTTTCGTTTACGTTCGAGGTCGAAGAGGCGACCCTGGAGAATTTCCAGAACGCTGCCGGCGGTAACGCAGCGAGCATCACCAAGATCTCGAACTTTCGCGGCACGATCGCATTCCGCGAGATGTCGGAATCCAATCTGGCAATGCTGCTCTCCGGCACGAGTAGCGCCGGCAATGCGACGGCGATCGTCGCCGAATCCGGCTACAAAATTGTCCCGCTCGCTTTCATCGCGACCGCCAGGCTGATCGATACGACCGTCGCGCCGGTGGTCAAAAAGGGCTCCACCGTCATCTCCACGGCTGACTATACCGTCAGTAAGGGCGGCATCACGATTGCGGCAACGATCACCACAGCGACCGTCGTCTCTGGCGATTCCATCACCATCGACTACACGCCATTGCTCAGTCATTCGGTCGAGACCTTGATTCGCACGCCGGTGGATTACTCGCTGGTCTTCGAGGGGGTGAACGAGGTCGACAGCAAGTGGCTGACCGTCAAGATCCACAAGGTCAAATTGTCGCCGCCTTCGAGCGTCGCGCTGATTGGCACGGATTTTTACTCGGGCGACTGCACTTTCACCGCTTCCGCTGATTCGACGATCACCGGCGCCGGCCTGTCGCAGTATGCCGAAATCGAGATCCAGGACTAACCAGACGCCATGCGCGCGACAACGACCGTCTGCATTGGTGAGTACGGCGAACAAGAGATTACGGTCAAGGAATTGACGGTTTCCGAAGTTCGCCAGGTGCTGTTGACCGCGCCGGCCGCCGCCGATCCGCTGCATGCGCTGGTCTTCGACGGCTTCGGACTCAATGACCTTACATTGATGTGCACCGCATCGGTGGAAGATCTGGAAGCCTTGACGCCATCCGAGCTGAAGCCGCTGGTCGATGCCTGCAAGGAACTCAACCCGCATTTTTTCAGAACTCGGGCGGCTCTGGCCGGAGTCGCCCGGATGATGCTGGCCGAAGCCGAGCAGATGGCATCGACCGCACCTGCCTCGCCCTGATCAGCCATGGCCACGTCGACCCGTGGTCTTACGCTTGGCGCACCTATGAGCTGGCAATCGAGATGATCAACCGACAACATGGCAACGGCAGCTAACACCAAGGTCATTATCACCGGCGATACGACCGGCGCCGTTGGGGCGATCAATCGGCTGAAGATCGAACTGAACAGCCTGGCGACGCTGTCCGCGAAAGTGTTTGCGTTTGGCGGTGGCGTTGCCGGCGCTGCCGTGGTGGCCAGCCTGACGGCGATCACCAAGCAGGTGATTGACACCGGCGATGCACTCGCGAAAATGTCGGTCAAGACCGGCGTCGCCGTTGAAGACCTCTCGAAGCTCGAGTATGCCGCGGGCCTTTCCGGCGTCAGCATGGAGCAGCTCGAGAAGGGTCTTGTCTCGCTCGGGCAACAGATCGGCGCCGCCGGCGCCGGCAATGCCGAAGCGGCCGCAAAGTTCGAGTCACTTGGCGTCTCCGTCCGTGACTCGGCCGGCAAGCTGCGTCCGACCATTGACGTTTTCTACGCCGTCGCCGATGCGATATCTGCCTTGCCGGAAGGCGCCGCCCAAACAAATGCGGCAATCGACATCTTCGGCGCAAAAGTGGGCCGCGACCTGGTGGTCGCATTGGCTGGCGGATCGGAAGCCATCAAGACCATGGGTCAGGAACTGGCCGACCTTGGCGGGGTGATGAGTACCGAACTGGCCAAGGCCAGCGAAGAATTCAACGACAACCTGTCGAAACTGGCAAAGCTTTCGTCGGCTGCAGGCATCTCGATCGCCAACGCGCTCCTGCCGTCGCTGAACAAAATGCTCGGCTCATTGCTCGACCTGAAAACGTCCGGCGTCAATCTTGGCGACCTGCTTCTCGGGCAGGATTTCAAGACCCTGACCGCGGATGCTGCAACCCGGCTGAAATCCGTCGAGACCCGGCTCGCATCGCTTCGCGAGCAGCAAAAAACAGCCCGCGATGGCGCCGCCGCCGATATCCAGAAGGAAATCGAGCGTCAGGAACGGCTCGCAAAGTTTTTCGGGCAACAGGTGGCGCGGGATCCGTCGGCAGACAGTACCGCCGCCGACGAAGCACTCTCCGCCAAGCGAGAAAAGATTGCCGCCGCACTCTCGCGCAAACTGATTCAATGGGACGAGATAAGATCTGGCTCTGCCAAAAAGACAGAAGCCGAAATCCTGAAAGAAAATCTCAAGTCGACCGCCGAACAGATCGCCAATGCGGAAAAACTCCGCGACGCTCTGCGCAACGCCTGGCAGGCCAGCATCGACGGCGCCAAAAAGGCCAAGGAAGACGCCAAAGACTTGCTCGACAAAGCGGACGAGATCCGCCAGTCAGGCGCCGAAAAAGCCGCCGACATCCGCCGCGCGCAGCTGCCGGAAGCCGACCAGCAAGTGCTCAACCAGCGGGACTACCAGCAACTTTCCGACGATGCCATGCAAGCCGCTCTGCTCGCCAACATGGCCGCGCAGCAGGGCCGCCTGGAGAATGCCGCCAAACTTGCAGATCAGGCCACCAAGGCAGCCGAGCGCGCCGCCGGATTCGGTGACAAGCTGGCCGATCCGGAAGCCCGTGCCGCCGCCGCCGAACGCACCGCCGACGCACAGGCCACCGCCGAAGAAGCGCGCGCCAAGATCAAGGAAAAGCAGGCCAAAGACCTGGAAGACACCGCGAAAGCGCAAGCCGCCACGATCGCCGAACTCGACAAGCAAATCACCGACCTGCAGACCAAAGCCGCATCAATCAAGGTGCAAGCGGACATCACCCAGGCAGCCGGAGAAATCGCCGCCTTGCAGGCGCAGCTCAACGCGCTGCAGGACAAAACGATCACTGTTACGGTCAACAAAACGTCCGGCTCTGGCGAAACGCTCGACACTGAAACGCAAAGCTTCGCGCGTGGTGGCTACACCGGCCATGGCGGCAAATGGGATCCGGCCGGCATTGTTCACCGCGGCGAGTGGGTCACGCCTCAAGAAATCGTCCGGCAGCCGGGCGCACTCGCTTTTCTTGAGCGCTTCAACCGGCTGGGAGTGCGTGCGCTGCCGGGATATGCCGACGGCGGCCTGGTGGGGCGTCTCTCTCTGCCGAGCCTCCGCCAGGCGCCGTCGCCAGCGGCTGCCGCCGCCGTCGATGCGACGCTGGTGCTTCCCGGGCTGGGCCGCTATCAGGCAGCCATGGACCCCTACAATTTCCAGAAACTCAGTTCCGACCTGAAACGGGAAGCGCTGCGATCTGGCGGTAGACGATGAAAATCAAGCGACTTCAAATCCATTTTCACGGCGTGGAGTGCAAAGACCTCGCCATCATTCGCAACCAACTGGAGCACATCATGACTGCCGTAACCGAACTCGCCGGGCGCGTTGAAGCCCAAACCGCCCAGGTCGCCAAGATTGGCGAAGAAACCCGTTCCTTGATTGCCACCATCCAGGCACTGCAAAGCGCTTTGGAGAATGTCGAACTGCCGGACGCCGCCAACGCTGCGCTCGACGCGATGGATATTCAGCTCGGCATCGTCGACGGGCTCGTGCAAGATCTTCCCGTACCCGATCCGGTGCCCGAGCCAGAGCCCGTTGTCGAGCCGGCGCCGGAAGGCTGAATCTCCGACATTACATCCAACGATGATTGCAAGATCCCGGGGCTCCCGTCCCGGGATGAGGACGAACTCGTGAAGACTTTCCTGGCATACGTTTTGCAGCGCATGCGCGAGCCGAGCACCTGGCGAGGGCTCATCCTGGTCGCCACCTCTGCCGGCGTATTCGTCTCGTCCGCACTGGCGGAGGACATCGTCGCGGTCGGTATCGGTGTCGCCGGAATTCTCGGGGCCATTTTCCCGGATGCGCTGTCGGGCGGAAATCAGGCAGCCGAGAACAACCGGCGCATGGCGCGTGAAATCGTTCAGAAAATCGACTGACTATGATGCGCGAAAACATCCCCGGATTACAGCAGCCTGTCGCGCCGATTGCTGCGCCATTCCCGTGGTTTGGCGGCAAGTCGCGCGCCGCGGGATTGATCTGGCAACGCCTTGGAAACTGCGCCAACTACGTCGAGCCATTCGCCGGCAGCTTGGCAACGCTCCTGGGCCGTCCGCATTCTCCCGGCGTCGAGACCGTCAACGACCTGGACGGCTTTATCGCCAATTTCTGGCGCGCCGCTGCACGATACCCGGACGATGTGGCTCGATATTGCGACTGGCCGGTCAACGAGTGCGACCTGCACGCGCGACACCTTTGGCTTGTCGCTCGCCGATCCGCTTTGGTTGAATGCCTGCAAGGCGACCCGGAATACTGCGATCCAAAA